CATGGCATTTTGAAGTACGATATTCTCAATACCGGATAGTTTTCCATCCTCATCACGTGCAACAAAGATGTCTGGTAGATTCCATTGTTTGTCCTCGTTAACATCATCAACAATCCCTGATAGTCTAAGGTTGCTTGTGTTATCGTCATCTTTATACTGGTAGGTTGCTAGGTCAATTGAGTTAACTAACTGAGCCCAATAAGCTGTGTTAACCTTTTTAACATCCCGCTTCTCAGATAACAGCGATTTAGAAACGGACCCGGTATAGTTTAGACTAGCCACATTTAAGTCGGCTCTTCCACCCTTACCTGAATTGATATACAGCCCTTTACCATCTTGCATGATAATAGAATGATCGGTGTTAATACCAATATTGCCAACATCTAGCTCACGGTTAAACTGAATATCGTTTGAGCCAGCCTTATCAATACCAAAGTTAGCAACATTTGAGCCAGCATTAGAAACAATCCGCCACCAAGTTGCATTGGGATAGCCGATAATGTTACCGTAGCTATTCATAGTAATCCCGGTAGTCTGGTCTTGGTCAGTCCCGCTGAAATTAATCGCCTGTGTATCTCCATGCAAGCTTAATCCTATGGCAGCATCTAATATTACATAGCCAGTTTTCTTCATGCCGGTTGCTGTAAAGTTGGGGTCTTGTGAGGTTGAATAGCCTTCATATACTGCTAGTTGACCAGCTCCTAGTGCTGTGTCAGCTGCTGTATATATACCAGTTGAAATCTGCTTCATACCACGGAAATTAGTCTCTACCGAACCATCCTTAATGACCGTTCTTAATGCAGCGGGGTAATTAGCAATTGTCCCAAATGACGTACTAGTAACTGAACCATCTTGATTGATAGTTAGTGGATAGCTAGTATTACCATATTGATTTAGCTTATTACCAGCATTGAATGTTGTCCCATTAATGGTTGAACCATTAATAATTGAGCCATCTATTTCGCCAGCACTGACAACATTACCTGTGTCTGGCTGGTAACCTGTTGCTTGAGCAGTTTGGGTTATCATAGGTGAACTAAATGCTGCATGTCCTTTACCGTTATGAGCCTGGAGCTGTAAAGCTACGTACTTAGCATTGCTTGGGGCAATTACGTTGTTAATTGTAAATGTTTGTATACCACTGTCTGAACCATTGGCTGTGTACAAATGGTCTACCCAGCTAACCCTACTACTTCTATTGGTGCTGAAAAATACTAGTGTGGCTGTGTATTGCATTCCGCTTGTTGATCCATAGTCCCTAAACTTAACTGAGACACTGTATGGTATTCCTGTTTGGGTGACTGGTTGTAACTTGCTAGTAGCATAGTTATCCCATCTGCCTGTTACATCACCATTCCATGTTATTGCTGGGACGCCATCAAATAATACGGAGGCTGAATAATAAGGCTCTCCATTAAGTTCCCATCCGGGGATTGTATTCCCGTTACCACCTAATAATGATGCGTTATAAACTAGGTTAGTAACACCTCTGATTGTTAAATTGCTTGCTACAACAGCACCATTTTTGTCTACTGTGAAAGTTCCGTTGTTGGTTGTAAACGTATTAGCCGAAATGTCAGCAGCCATTAGTTTTTTACGAGTAAGGAGCGTGTCAATATTAGCACTAGGAATTATTACGGGGTTAGTCGTATCAAAATTGATATTATTACTAGATAATGTTAACTGGTGACTAGCTGAAATTAGGGTTTTACCGGCTTGAAGATTAATTTCAGAAATTAAGTCTCCTTTTTTAACCCTAAGGTTCATATCGTCACTTAACTGTGTGATTTGAGACTGCGTAGCTTGGTCTTCTGGAGCCGGAGTCCAACTTACTTCTTTAGACGATTCAGTAATAATGAAGTTAGAGACAGTTACATCACTGGTTACATTATCCAACCGTAGAATAAAACCATATGAAAAATTATCGTTTGTCATAAAAGTGTATGAATAATGCTGTGTCCCTGATACCAGTGGTAAGGGGTCAAAATAATTGGTACCAGTGATACTTTGCCATATTCCACCTCTAAATTGAATAGCGTAAGTGCCTGTTGAACTTGTTGACGTAATATCGAAAGCCACCGTAACGATAGTTCCTTTTGCTATTGCACCTGATGTTGAATACAGGTTCGTCACCTCACCTGTAGAACCATTACCTGTCGTTTTAAATGCGGTTGCAGTTCCAAGTGCTAGGTTACGATTGCTTATCGTTAGATTGTTAAAATCAGTGCTTGAAACCTTGCTGGAAATCATGTCAGCAGTCTGTGTTTTATACGTGTTAAAATCTTTAGACTTAACCATGCTACCAATTGACTTAGCAGTTTCATCTTTATAGGACGAGAAGTCTTTGGTCTCAACTTTTGCAGATATTAAGTCAGCAGTCTGTTTTTGATAAGTTGCGAAGTCCTTATTGGCTACCTTTTCAGCAATCAAGCCAGCAGTTTGTGTCTTATAAGTTGAGAAAGTACCGTTACTTACCTTATCTTCTATTTGACCAGCCATCTGTTTCATATCAGATGTATAATTTGAATTAGAAACCTTGCTGGAAATCGTATCGGCAGTCTGTGACTTATAAGTGTTAAAGTCTTTAGATTTAACCATGCTAGATATTGCTTTAGCAGTTTCATCTTTGTATGACGAGAAATCCTTTGTCTCAACTTTTGCAGAAATTAAGTCAGCCGTCTGTTTCTGGTAAGTTTTGAAGTCACTATTGGCTACCTTTTCGGCAATTAAGCCAGCAGTTTGTGTCTTATAAGTTGAGAAATCACCGCTGTCAACTTTTTGGTCTATCTGACCACTTAACTGTGTAATTTGAGATTTTGTTGCATTATCAGCTGGATTAGGGCACCAGTCAGTGGCTAGACTGCCTTTTTCAAACTTAATTTCTCTATACGATACAGTCGAACCCGTTGATTGTTGTGCACCAAAAACGATTGTAACATATTGAATAGTACTGCCAGCAGTAATGGTACCTGTCCAAGTACTGTATCCAGATGTGCCAGCGGATATAATATTGCCATTACTATATTGCCAGATACCCGATGCATTTTTCCATGCAACTTGAACATTCATATCGTGTGATGCTGGTGATAACCATGCACTAGCTGTATAGGTTGTATCACTATCAATTGTCACTACTGGAGTATATGTCGGCAAATTAGTGTTCCATCCTGAAGCATTAGTAACAGTTTGTAATTTTCCGCTTGTACCTACTAACAGGTTTGTACCGACCGCACTGCTTTGAACCTGTGTCTGAACAGTTTCTAAAGTACTACTTACTTCTGTGGCCGTTTGTTTCAACTGACTGATATCATTCTTGTTAGTCTTGTTATCAGTTGTGAGCGTATTAAACCCACTAGTCAATTCTTTAGATGACGCTTGCAAGGTACCAATATCAGTAGTTTGCTTACCGAGAGTATCATTAACTGTTGTAAACTGACTCTTAAATGAACTTGAGTCCGCCTTCAGGTCGTTAATACTGGTAGTCTGGCTATCAACAGTATTCTTGATGCTAGACATAGTTCCGTTAATTCCATCAGCCGTCATTTTAATCTGATTTTGAGTCCACGTCTGGGTGGAATATCCGTCTAAGTCACTTTTAGTCAACTTAGCAGCTAGGCCATTCTCTAGCTCAGCGATGGTCATAGTAGATCCGTCTGTTAACGTCTTATAACTCTGACTAACCGCTCCAGCAATTTGTTTAGCATCTTTTGAATCGGCCGCTGCTGATGACGCCTTGGTTACTGCGGAACTAGCATAATTTTGAGCACTCATAGCATTAGCAAATGCACTATCTGCCTTTTGGCTAACTTTTCCAAACTCGGAAGCCGTTGATTCAGCTTTAGCAAAAGCATTATCGGCCGCACTTTGGGCTTTAGCGGTAGCTGTGGACTGCATGGCTATTGCTGAATCGGCTTGACTACCAACCACTTGAGCTTGGCTAAATGCGCGGTCAGCGGCACTTTGAGCTTTGGCGGTAGCTGTTGATTGTACAGCTGTCTCTGAATTGGCATAGGCGTAGGCACTATCTGCGGCTGATTTAGCAATGTTAGCTGTTGAAGCCGCTTGGCTTAGGGCACTCGCGGCACTGGTGAATTTATCGTTTGTGTTATTTTGTAAAGCGTTTTGAAGCTTTGCTAATTCTTCATTGTAAGCGTCTTGATACTTCTTGTATCTTGCACGGTCAATATCACTAGCATGATTAGAGTCTGCTAGAATATCAGCCATGAATGTGTTTAAATTGTTGTATGCCGTAATTACAGCGGCCGTGTCAATCCCCTCATCTTTAGCGTTCTGTACGAGAACATTAAATTGAGATGTTAAACCAGCGAACTGCACAATGTTATTTTGCTTTTCAATAACATTCATTAAGTTGGGGTCATTTAAGTTCGTGACACCCTTAACCGCGTTGTTAGCAGTGTCCTGTGAGTCTTGCGCTAGTCTAGTAGGATTTGTAATATTAACTTCAACAAATGCACTTCTTGCCATTTGATAACCTCCTACTCATTACCTGTATTATCACTATCACCACCGCCACTAACAACTGGCATTACTGGCCGATAAATAATATCCGTAGCATACTGCATTTGTTTCTTTGGTGGATTGACATCTGGCGGGGTGACGTTAAATGAATGAACTAATGTTCTTTTGCCGTTAATTGTTGCGAATGATAGACTCTCTGGTTCAATTACTTGCCCAGTTAATCCTAGGCCAATTAATGTGTCGTAGTACGGGTGAATGACTTCACCGCGGTGTAATATGTTCACACAATAGAAAGAACACGTTTTGCCTAAAAATTGATTACCGACACTCCAGTAAACGTATGGAAAATCTAACGCTTGTCCTTGGAAAATGTCATCATCACCAACAAAGTCATAATCAAGCATATCAATTGTATACATAACTGTTTTGACACCAGCCAACAGGTCTGATACGTTTAATACATAGAATTTGTAACCACCGCTACTATATCCCATCATATTATGCTCTCTATCAAAACTAACACGAGGATAGTCGTTAGGGGTGATTAAGTGGTCGGTATCACCAATATCCAGTGTTTTACCACCTTGATACTTAAACCTAACGATGTCCCAGTTGCCAGCGCTGTTTCTTTGGTTACAAATAATCCATGGCTGACCTTCTTGATAAAGAACACCAAATGAAGTACCGTGCCCTCCACCTTTCAAAACCATCTTATCAATTAACTTAAAATCTTTATCACGGTGCATGTAATTGCAGTCATCGCCAGAAGTAGCGGCTGATTCGTACCAAGTACCATCATCTAATTGTTCAAGATGTTGTGTAATACGATGAACGTCACTATCATATGGGCCAAACTCACCAATCTTAACATAATTATTTTGTTCAATTGACAATTCTGGGTCTTCTGATATATAATCGCCATCAATATAAGCTCTAATGTTACCCATTAAAGATGGGGTTACATTAATAATATTACCTGTTGCCT